TAAAGGGGCTTTTTTATGACTTCAGTTTAATACCTTTAGTAGTGAGTTCATCTATGCCTCTTTTAACTCCTGCAAGATCTGTTTCCATTTTGTTTAGCTTGTAAGTATTAGCCTCTATCCCTGCAAGGTGTCTTAGTTGTTGAGCGGCATTGCTTTGCATAGATTCGTGCATTTCTCTAATGAAGTTAGCAGTCTGTAAGGCAGCATTCTTTATTTCGGAACTTAACTGGGTTTGTAACCTAAATTGTCCATTCAATTCATCGGCACTATCCTGACTCATTCGTGCAAAACCTTTTTCTACTGCGTTTCTGCCATTTTTATCATCAAACATTTTAATTCCTGATTGTTCTAAAGCATCAAACATTGCCTTTGCTTTTTGTTCACCTTTTTGAATTTCAGGTTTCAGAATGTTATTAACAAATTCAAGCGTTTTGTTTTTTACCTTCTCATATACTTGTTCGTTGCTAAAACCTATTGATGACGCATATATATTATCCATTTCATTTTGAAACTTAGAAAATATTTCTTTTATTCGCTCAGTAACTAATGTTTGTTTGATTATGTTTTTCATTACGCGAGCAACAGTTTGACCAAAAGTTTCAAATGCATTGTTACCTTTCTCTACAGCAGATATAATGCTATCAACAAAACCACCTCCTAAATCTCCAAATGTTTGACTTGTGTATTCAGATATTGTTTTTTTGTATTCTTTTAATTGAGCATATAAATCTTTTGCCTTTTGTATCTGTTCACTTGTGTAGTCTATATTATCACGACCGTATGACATTCTATTAGAATCCTCTTTGCTAATGTTTTCTAAAAAATCATAATCAATATTACCTAACTCATCAACAAAAGGCTTTACTTTATCCTTAAAAGCTTTAGTTACTTCATCTTTATATCTTCCCCAAACTTTAATACCCCAAGGCCCATCGTGCCATCCCCATTTATATTCATAGTGGTCTAATACTTGGGTATTTTGTACATCTATAAGGTCGTTACGAAGTTTTTTTACTTTATCATTATAGTTTTTAATAATATCAAGTTGTTTCCCAATTTGGTTTGTAGTCAAAGAATTAGAATGTTTTTCGCCTTTCAATATACGTTCATCGTAAAGTTCATTTATTCTCTTTTCGTTCTGATATTGTTCTTGTTTCCACATCCTCTCTTTTTGACGGGCTCTTTCTTTATCGCTCTCTATTTTCTGAACAAAACCATATACCGCTCCTATAATACCTCCAATTGCCCCCCCTATAGGTCCAGCTGAACTTCCTATTTGGGCAAAAGACATAGCCTTATTGACTATTTCTCCCATTTCTTTTATACCTTTACCGAATTCCCTTAGTGAGGCATTTCCCGTACTTTGTCCCAATCGCTCAAATTCGTCTCCTAATTGAGAGAATTGCCCAGTAATTGATTGCGCTGACGACAGCATACCATTGAATGCTTCTTGCCATTCGGCGGTGTTGGGTCTGGATTTGAATAGATTTTTGATACTTGTGCCAAGTTTGCCAAAGACCGTATCGCTCTTATCGGCGGTGTCTCTTGCTTGTTCGAGTTGCTGTTTGAGATTGGTTATAAACTCTACATTGGCATTGTCGTCCATATTAAGCACCTTTGCTAATTCGTCAATTTCAGCTTCTGCCTCTGCTATGGTTTGGCGTATTTCCTTGACTGTCTTTTTGCGTAGGTTGTCGAACAATTTAGCAATAGCTGTACCCTCTTTTTTGTAGAGTATATCTAACTTTTTGAGTTCTCTCGCCTTTTCGTCTTGTGCTTTTTTGACTTGTGGCGCATCTGCACCTAATTTAGCTTGTAGGGCGGCTATATCGGCATTGTATTTCTCCTCAATAGCTTTGCGCTGGTCGGTATAGGTTTGATACTTTTCTAACAAGTCCTTATACACTTGTTCCTGCTGCATACGTTGGTACTCAGCATTATCAGCTAAAAGCACTTTTTCATTTTCAGCAAGGCGGGCTTTTTCAGCATTGATGGCTTCGGTATTGGTGTCAAAATCTTGTCCTTTTTTCCTTTTGCCTTGTGCTTCGGTTTTTTGTTTTTCGGTTTCGATGAATGCGGCTAACTGGTCTTCTGAACGCCTTCTAATTTCCTCTTCTTGCTTGTCGTACTCTAATTGTATGATAGCAAGGCGTTTGTCCGCCCCGTCTTGCATTATCTTAATGCGGGCTTCTTCACGTGCAAAAAGGTCGTCTTGGATTTGGCGGTTGTGGTCTCTTTGGGCTTTTTCGGTGTCGAACTCTGGGAGGGTGTTTTTGGCAGTTATTCTTTTGGTATTGCTTTTAGCTGATAAATCATCTCCTGTACCCTTTTTGTATTCTTCAAGAAGTGTTTTTAATTTAGCCCTTTTTTCGTCTAATTCATTTAATTCCTCAGTACTTATATTCGTGCCCTTTTTATTTCTTGCTTCTGCTTCATTTATCTGTTTTTGTAGAGCCAAAATCTCATTCTTCTTTGCAACAAAATCAGTAGTTTGGGTTTTAGCTTGTTCAATCATTTTTATATGTTCTTTGTATGCCTGATTGAAACGTCCCAGCTCGTTAAAGTCGTATTTAAGAAAAGGATTTTGAATATCGTCTGTTATCTTGAAATTACTACCTACTGATGGTGATTTTTTAATATTATATGCGTCATTGATTTGCTTTCTTATCCTGTCTAACTCCGCTTTACTTTTACCATTGAGAGAGTTTGCAAATTGACTCACATCAATACCTACTACCACATTTTGTTGTTTTTGGAGTACTAACTTATCTCTTTCAACTTCTCTTTTTAGACGGTCGATTTCTCTTTGAGTACTCATAGCAATTCGACTGTCAGACGCTTGCATTTTTACCAACTTTTCTATTTGGGACTCTTTGGCTTTGATAGCTTCTTGAGTTTTTCCTATTGCGTCACGAGACATTTTTTCATTCATAGTCTCATAACGTCCATTAATATCTTTTAGAACCTGAGACATTTCACGTAACATCTGATTTAGCGTGCTATATTTATTAAGAACTCCATCTGTACTATTTCTAAGTGCTAAGAATGCTTTATTTCTTTCATTCCAAGATTTAGTTTCGTCTTGAATAGTAGATATTAGGTTGCTAATTCTGTTTTTCTCTTCATCAATAGCATCCGCTTGTTCCTTGCGTAGTTGATTGTGTCTTTCGGTTGCTTCAGCATTAGCATCTGTACTTTCTTTAAGAGACCATAAGGCGGCAGCCAACCCTACCAATGCAGCAGCAGCAAGAGCATAAGGATTAGCAAGCATTGTAAGATTGAGGAGTTTTTGGGCTTTTTCAACAAGTACCAACCACGTATAATGAGCCATTTCGGCAACGGTCATTCCTGCTGTACGCGCTGCTACTACTTGCTGTACAGCGGCTGTAGCGATGAGTGCTGCTCGATATGTTCCATAAGAAACGATAAGTCCAGCGATGAATTTGCCGATAGTCTCATAGTTTTCTACCAAGAAAGAAACACCTTTTATTGCCCCTGATACAATCCCCTCGCTTGATTTCCCTATTTCATTAAGCATTTGGTCGAAATTATCACGCAAATTAGATATTTGCCCCCCTAACGACTTGCTTTGCTCTGCCATTAGGTTGAAGAACAAACCGCCTTCATTGGTCATATTCTTAATAACGGCTTGTATTTCGGTAAATCCTATTTTTCCCGCACTAACCATATCTTTGATTTCGGTTTCGCTCTTGCCTACAACCTTACTCAATTCGGCTATAATAGGAATACCTGCATTCATAAACTGGTATAGGTCATTGGTCATTAGCTTTCCTTGCGCTTTTACTTGCCCATATACGTGAATGAGTTGCCCCATAGGTACACCTAATCCTGAAGCTACATCGCCCATACGGCGGAGCGTTTCGGTTACTTCTTCAGCGGGTACTTGAAAGGCTAATAACTTTTTTGCTCCCTCAGATACTTCTTCCAATCCGAAAGGGGTTTTAGCAGCAAGGTCAGTGAGTTGCGCCATTAATTCGTTAGCTTTCTCCTTGCTTTTGAGCATAGTACCAAAAGATATTTCGAGTTGCTGAAATTGTGATCGTACGGCTACCATTTGACTAATGAATGATTGCGCGCCTTGGAGAGTAAAATAGGCGGTTGCGCCTTTGAGGAGGGTTTGCCATACATTAGCCTGCTTTTTGCCCTCTTCAACGGCTTTATTTGTCATTTGCTCGAATTGCTTTTTGATAGCCTCGACATCTTTTTGTATCTGTGATTGGTCGGCTCTTACTTGGAATAGTAGAGCTCCGTCTTGTGGTTGCATAGTTAAATATTTGCGGATTTTATTTTTGATAGGAAATCACCATAGCTGGTGCGTTTTTCTGATTTCTGAGGTGCTTTTTTAGTGTCTTTATCCTTATCGAAATCATAAGAGGGGATAACAGCACTATAAAGCATTACATTGGCATAACTCATTTTTTTCAGTACATAGTCAAAAGGTAGTCTGTACTGTTTAGCGAATGAGCCTACAAGTCCCCAGATACTGTCGTTTCGTTCACCACCTCCTTCGTCGGTTTGGTTATTATCATTCCTTTGAGGGAAGTGGTAATGACGAAAAAAGCGCGTATATCCATTTGCCCTAACACTTTAAAGAAAGCTGTTGATACTTCATCAATGGGGGCTTTCATTAGCTTTTTAACGAGGTTTTCGCCTTTGGTTACGTTCTTTTTTCTTTTCCAAAACTGCCATTTAGGATAAGTTTCTACTTCGGTAAAATCATCACCTAATACGATTGCTGATATAGCCCACGCTATATTTTCATACTCTTCAGCATTGTGTATGATTGATCCGAATATATTCCCCTCACTAATGGTGTCGGTGGGTATTTTACTGATGTACTTTGAAGCCCTTACGAGTGTAAAAATAGAGGGCGGAGCGACTTTATACGCTTCGCCCCCAATGGTTACCGTTGTAGGTTCTTCAAGTAGGGTTTGTGCTACTTGTTCTTCCATAAGTTACGCTACTTTTTCTACATTAATAAATCCTTTACCACCATTAAGGATAGTGATTTCTACCTCTACGTTGTAGCCACTATCCTCTGCATAGGTAAGTGTACCACTTATAGAACAGTAAGGAATTTCCAATTTTTCTGCTCCACTGTTTTTAGGGGTGATAGATACGGAAAATTTCTTTGTAGATACAAAGGAATTGATTGTAAGTTTATCCCCAACTTCAGTGATGTCCCAAATTTCAGAAAGTAATGCCTTGTTAAGGTTTTTAACAGTACATTTTACTTTCAGAGTGGGTTCGCCTTTCATTTGGTCGATGATTTTACCACCAATGGCTGTCCATTTTAGTTCTTTACCATCTTCTTTTTCAAAAGAAAAACTATCTTCTTTGACGATACCCAATGTTTTGAGTACAGTACCCATAGCACCTCCTGTCCCTGGTGCACCAAACTTAAATTCTATTTCGCCCCAAGCGGTGGCGTTGTTATCTACGTATGCCATAATCTTTAATTATTAAATGTGTTATATCTAAATTTTACTTTTGCGTTGATGAAAAACTGCTTAATATCCGTGTCCTCAAAGGTTTGTATCATCTGATGAAGCTGTAACTTGTAATTGTGTAAGGCTGTTTTTGCTTCTTCAATTATAGGCATTAAAGCCTGCTCAATAGCTTCACAACGCACAAAGTTTTTACTATACTGATTATCGTTATTTTTGACAGCAGGGACAAAAATATTGATGTTAAACATACCTGATTGATACTCGCCATCTAAACCTGTTAGGAATGATATTACACAATCCTCTTTTTGTGAGTTCAACGGACGCACCCCCAATCTGTATGTCTGACCATTTATAAGTGGGTTTATCTTGTCCTTGAAATACTTGTAAACATCGCTTTCTATTTGTGAGGCTGTTTTTTTCATTTTCTATTTCTGATGCTGTTTTTTTCATTATGATAATGCTTTTAGGAGTTTAGGTACTTCTTTTTCGGCTAATAATTCAGCTGATGAAAGTACATTGTAATTGCGTGCTTCTACATAGCTTGCGTACTTCATTCCTGCTACTACTACCAATACAAAACCTTTTGGATATTGAGAAATTACTTTATTGATGAACGTTTCGCCCTCTTTTTGTCCATTACCTCCTGACTTTGTGAGTTTTAAACCTCCTTTTTCAATGGCTTTGCCATCTTGTAGTACTACATAACCTATTGATGAACGGAGGTTGCCCGTTTGGTCTTGATAGCTACCATTTGTCCGTGCTTCGTTGATACACATTTCTCCTACATACTTCAATATGCGTATTACTTTTTGGTGATACTTTTCTATTTTCTCACGCAATGTACGTTCTATATCGTTGGAATTGAATTGTGGTGTTATCATACGAATATACGGCAATGGAAATAATCTCTTGAAAATCGTATTACTTGCTTTTCGAGGCGAATATTCCCCTCTATATCTACTACTTGCAAGGTAGTACCCGCTTCTATTTTTGGTGTATCTTTGGGAGCATAGATAGTAGCGGTACATTCAAATATTTGACCATCTACTTTGCTTATCTTTTGCCCTGCTCCTGCTATCTCATCACGACATACGCCTATTTCTTTCCACTCGATAGGGTCGCTTGGATAGGAAGGTATGCCATCATCGTTGATAGTAGGCTCTTGCGATACTTTCGCCTTTAATAGGTACGGGTATATTTTCATTTCCTTGCAGTATTTAGAATAAGTGAGTAATATCTCTAACGGTAGCTTTGACTTCTAACAAATTATCTCTACCGAGCTGCTTACAAAGCAAATTGTAAAAGGCAGTAATAGCCGATTTGTCATAAGAAAAAGATAATCCACCTTCAGAAAAGGACACTGGGCGTAATAGGAGTTCAGGAATGAGATTGTAGAAAAACATTTTTGTCTTTCGTTCGTTCTCCTCGTTGAACTCATCAGAAAGCCCCAATCCTACTCGTTGCATTTCAGCAACAAGTAGGGTGGTGGGGTATTCCACGTTCCATAGTTTCAGTTTCTCATCTATGTACGCTTGTGCAGTCATCTTAGAACTTTGTTTTGATGATGAGTTTGCGCTTAGAGTCGTTCAATACTGGAGTAGCGAACGCTGTAGCTTTGGTAGATACTGATATAGGGTCTTGATGCCCAAAAGTATTTACCAAAATGAAGCTATCTTTAATAGATTTGCTCATCACATCGGCAAAGTCCATTGTAAACTCGGTGGTAGTTGTGTATTGAGTACTACCCAACAATGCTGAAGTAGAGAATAATATGTTACCCTCTTCCCAACCATTAGCCACTATTACTTCTCCGTCTTTGCCCTCAAAGCTGATGAAAGACTCCCATACTTTGATAATAGGCAGTCCACGTTCAGCAAGTTCGGCATTTAGTTGGTCTAAACGCACATCTGGCAAAATGGTAGTAGCGTTGATAGGAATGCCCAACACGAAGGCACGTGTGTTTTTGTTTTTCAATACCTGATTGAGAGTTGCACGGCTCATAGTAATGGTAGCATAACTATACCCTTTGCCTTTGGCTTCCTCTTGGTATTTTTCGATTTCCTCTATAGGGTTAGCATCAGCATCCGCCCATTTCTTGAGTGCGTTTTGTGTTTTTACTTTGAAGTCTACCGATACATTCACCACTCCGTCATTATTGGTAGCGGTAGTTTTGTATTTACCAGTAGATACAAGTTGTTTAGCCATCCACTCCATACGAGCATTGATACCGTCAATACAAAAAAGAGGGTCTTCGTATATCTTATCAACAAGCTGGTTTTTGATACCCGCATTAGTAGGGTTCGCATTTACCGCATAACGGAGTTGCTGAATGGTTAGGAGGTCTTTTTCGTTCAAATCGCGGGCGATTTCTACTTTTGGTATTTCGCCTTTGATGTTTTCCACGAACTCACGCCCTTTGCGTGGTGCTTTTGAGCCAATAGCCACGATGTCCGCCATTATTTTAGCACCGTCAGTCCCTTCAATATTAGAATAAGTAAGAAAAGGATTGTACAACAAAGGGAAATGTTCACGGTAGCGCAAATCTCCCAAAGGGTATGCTTGAATAATAGCATTCATATTAGCCTGAGAAAACTCGGTAATAATGTTGTTTGCGTTGATATTCATCTGCTTTTAATTTTTTAGGTTATTAAATGAATGAGATACGAGGCAAAGCGGTGCGTAGGAATGCCACGCCTGCTTTTTCTTTGTCGGGTAGCGCGTCTTTGCGTGCTGTTCCTGCCATAACGACTGCTACAAGTGGCATATCGTCAATGACTACATCGTGAGCGGTAAGCCCCAATGCTCCTGCAGTATTGGTTTGTGAAAGTGTTTCATTCACCACCTTGAAAGTACCGTCGGTGTGAGGTACTAAAAGTGTACCCGCTGGCACAACCCCATTTGTAAAGCGTGCCTTGGCACTAGTAGGGTCTATTTGTATTCCGCCAGGGTAGGTAGCGTCCACTTGGTCAAATACAACTATTTGGCGACCAGCTTTGTCTGAAATTTGGACTTGTTTCATAAGTGTTTACTGTTTTTTGAATTTATCGTTAATATACGCTTGTACATCGGCAGAAACGCCATTGTTGTCTTTTCCTCCGCCTAATACCGAACCTGAAAGAGAAGAAAGCCTTGCATTTGCTTGCGTTTGCAAAAATGCTTGTTCATCGGCTTTTAGTTCGCTGACAAAGGCGTTCATTTCTTCATCGTCTTTGAAAGTACGCCCTAAGTGGTGTTTGTAGAAAGTCTCCGATACCCCCTGCGTTTTGAGTTGGTTTAGGAAACGTTCTTTAGCACTTTGTTGTTGCTTTTCAGCTTGTAATGCTGCAATAGTTTCATTTTGTTTATTGACAACTTCCATAAGGCTTTTTGCCCACTTTGGCACTTCATCAGGATTAGGCTCTGTGGAGGGAGTAGGTGGGTTTTGAGGATTTTGATTAGATTTAGCCCTCATTTCTTCGAGTTCTTTCTCCAATTTCTTGCGAGCCTCTTCAGCCTTTGTAAGGCTTGTGCGCCCTTCATCGGCAACGGACTGCAAGAGTTTAACTTCCTCTTCTACACTTTTTACAGCGTTTTCGATTTCCGTGTCGTCCTTAACCGTTGTAGCTAAACGAGTAGCGATAACTTTTAGGACGGCTTCTTTCAACCCCAAGTGCGCATACTTGGTTTTGAGTGATTGTAGGATTTTTTCCATAAGATGTACAATATATTTTTTGTTTTTGCAAAGGTACGGATGGGCGTTGTAGATTGTATATTTGCTATTTAGGAAAAAGTTAGTAATTATTTAGTAATGTAAAAACGCCCCTATAAAGAGGCGTTTTCGGTGTTGAACTAAGAATATATTCACTTCAAAAAGTGTTTAAGTTTGTTTCGTATAAAGTAAAAGGCTATCAATAGTGCTACGATAATAGCTATAAGGTATAAATAGGAACTTTTTACGTTTTTTGTTTTATGAGAAAAAGCCGTTTCCGAGTGACTTTGCGCTATAAAATAAGTGTTAGCCTTAGTTATATTATCAAGGGTAGTATTCGCCACTATTTGGCTATTAGATAGGCTGTTTTTAGTCGTAATCTTCACCTTTCCACCACTTACCCTTATAGTTTCATTATCGCCGTCGCGAATGCGATAATACACTAACTCTTTGCTATTACCCACGCTATCCTTATCGCTCTCTACTGTTACCTCGTACTCTTGTGAGGCGTATGTATCGAGTTGCAGGGTTTGAGTGTTTTGCTGAAAAAGATCCGTACTATCCTTATACTTTATAATACGCTCTTTCTGGACCTGCTTTTGCTCTGTATTGGTTACCTCTTTGCGTGTCCTGCAACCTATCAAGGTGAGAAACGCTAATAATAACATTACTATTCTACTCATAACTCTCTAACATTTTGATAATTTTCTTTAAACTGTTTGCATAATCAGGAGCGGTTGCATAGCCCGCCTTTGCGACTTCCTCAGCAAACTTGTAAGGGTCACTTCTCACCTCCAACGCTTTGGCGTATCTTTTATTCTTAAAAAAGAATTGAGCGTGGTCGGTAAAGCATTCTTCAGGCGTTTCGTACTTTCTGAACCAGTCTTTTACCTCATACTTATATTTACCATTAGGTAACATCTTCACTGATATAACCAACGGAAACAAGTGCTTTAAACTAGGACCGCTTAATATCTCCGTTGTAGTTAGTAATTGCTTTTTGTTAGCAGGTGTGTCCTTGCCCGCTTTTACTCCAAAAAACATATTCCCTGGCACACTCTTAGCCCAACCACTCTCCAATGCAGCTTGCGCCAAGGTAAAGAGATGTGATATACCCGTTTTGCGCTCAGTTTCGAGTGCAAAAGGTTTGTACTGCTTTATAAATTCATTAGGTGTCATTTTCTTTATTTTTATTCTTTTCTAATTCTTCATTATATTCTTCTTCAATATCGAACATGTGAAAGAACTTTTTATTGATGATTTTTAAAAGGACTCCCGCAAAACGAAATCCCAAACAGTCTAAATTCTCTAATAAACTTACCACTAATTGCCATATAATAGCTAATAATACTGCCCAATATAGCCAATGAAAGGGGTCAAATTCAAAATCTCCAATTGCGGGGAATCTTATGTTATCCTCAAATGTGTGTAATACATATATAAGTACTAAGTAAGTAAGTATCTTTAATAACATACGCCCGAATTTCCTACTCTCGTGTCTTTCTCCTCGATTTAAAGATGCCAAAACGCCCGTTATCCATTCAAAGAATATCAACACTACATACGCAGTTAAGAATAGGTGATTAAATCCGAATAAGAAATGTATCATTCCTATAATTGCCGAAACAACAATATCCCAAGCAATGAAACTCAAAGAAAACGTATGCCCAAAACTTGACTGAATGAAATCACGCCATCCTGTAAATCCGAATCCTTGTAAAATATAATCTATCATCTTTTTTTATTAATTTTCTTTACAATAGGATAAGGCGTTACACTTGCTACTATGTCCCACCAGTCAATAAACGTGCGTTTGATGTACTTGTCATATAACTCTTTTGCAAGCCCCGCCAATAATACAGCGGCTAACGCTAAAACAAAAGCAGTCCCAACGCTCCAAAATTTAAAAAATAGTGCAAAAAATAGCACCAACATACAATTGCCTACCTTTGAATGCAGCAATTTGTCTTTACCTATTAAGTTTCGTTTTAATTTATTCATATTGATTATTTTAAAA